CCTCTTGGCCACTTAATAGAAAACTCAACAGCTTGGTCTAAATCTTTTTTCATTAAAACATTATCATTCTCTATTGAGTTGATACGTTCAATTACACCAAAATATGCCCATACACCTACTGCCACTGCTCCCAAAATTGAGAGCAAGTTTCTCATTGGCATACTTATTGATGTGTTTTCTGATACTCGCATTAAAACGCCTCGCAAACATCAAATTCATAATTATATAAATTGTTAATGCCCATACTATAACTTTGAACACTAGAAGTTAGATAAACTGTAAAAGCAACAGCGTCATAGGTAACAACTTCATTATTTCCTAATGCTTCTATGATAGGCGGACTTATAGAAACTGTTGCCGCATTTGAACTTGGAGTTACATCGGCACTCACTTGATAAATTTTCGTATGGCCAGAAAATGAAATCCAATCTCCAGCTAAAAGTGAACCAGCCGTATCGCTATTAAATCCATCAATCGCAATAGTATTATCTCCAGCAGTATGCGCACCATTAACAGAAATAGTAGTTGTTTCAGAACCTAAAGCGTTTTTTAAATTCGGTGGACTAATTGTAAAAGTTTCTTTTGAACCTCTTTGTTTCGTAATGAAAGCAAAGATAGGAGCAAATTCTGCTCTTGTTAAATTTGTATATCTACAAGTAAATTTCCAACGCTGATTATCTATTTGTCGTGCAAATCTTCTGCCACTATCTGATATACTAATTAATGTATTCACTTCATCTTTAAAAGATAAAGCGTTAAATTCTGGCGATGTAGGTAATGCTCCACTCATTAAATTATATCACTCTTTCCTTGTTGATTAACTGCACTATTAATCATTCCAACAATCATACCTCTTTCGTTAGAAAGTAGTTGTTGAAATCCAGCAGTATCAACTGCATTTATATTAAATGTAATTCCTATATTTTTACCACCGACTCCTGGTGCAATATATCCAGATGAATTTGGAATAAATGTTTCAGGGCCACCTTCCCCAACCATATAAGGTTTATTTTCTGATACTTGCCCACCTTGTCTTCTAGCTGTAAATTTCTGTGAACGTATTTGTCCTACTTGTGCCATACCAAAAGTTAATGCAGAACCAGCCGCAAGATAACTCATTGGTGGAGAAAAAGACGCAAATGCTCTCATAACTGCTGAATAAGTATTAATAATCGCTTCTGCTATCTTATGTGCTTGTAACATTTTAAATGCTTTTTTAGAACTGCCTGACATAATAGTTAGAGTTCCCTCTACATTACTTCTCAAATCTTTTAATCCTTGTGTACGAAGTTCTTTTTTCTTTTTTTCGTTTTCTTCATACATTTTTTGTTGTGATTTCATTTTAGCTTCTTCAAAACCATATAATTCATTTTGAATCTTTTTACGTTTGTTGACTGATTCTAATTCTCTTGCTTCAATCTTTTCTCTAGCTTTTTCTAATTCTTCTGTTGAAAAAACTTTTCCAAAATCTTCATCTCCTGAAGTAGTTAATCCATCAAATGCTTTTTTTAATGTTATTAATTTTTCTTCACTTACATCTAAAAAACTATGAAACTTTTGATATTCAGGTTTCCAACTAAAGAACTCGCCTACATTAACAGCCGCAATTCCTAAATTACCCATAGCAATAGCAGTATTAGTAGTAGCTGTTCCAACGTGAATCATAGCTTCAGCAAAACTATATAAACTCTTAATTAATTTAGTTGCTAAATAATCTCCAAAATCTTGAATGCTTCCGTGAGTCTTTTCAACCCAATGTAATAATGATTCTCTTATATTATCTGATACTCTTAAAATAGCTGGTGCTAATGCCGCAGAAAATTGTTGAGTTAAACCAACCATACCTAATTTTAATAAAGACATAGAATCATTAGCCGCTTCTACTCCATTAACCATTTCTTTTGACATAACAAGACCAAGTCTTTTAGCCATTTGGAATTGTTCGTCCATACCCATTGTGCCATTTTCAATAGCAGTTAAGAGTTCTATGTTTCTACCACCAAATAATTTATAAGCCGCCGCAGTTTTATCTGTGCCATCTTCCATCTCTCTTAAAGCATTAGCTACTAATTGAAATTGAGCAAACAAATCTCCATTCGTTTCTCTTAAATCATCTTGGGTAATTCCTAATTGTATGAATGCGTCTTGTGCAATACCAGTTCCTTTAACGAGCCAATCGTTAACACCAACTGCCATTGTACGAACACCTTTTGCAAATGCTTCTAAAGATGTTCCACCTAGTTCTGCTGATAATCTAAATGCACCTAATCGTTCAGTTGAAATAAATACTTGTCGAGATAACTTTCCTAACTTGTCAATACTATTTAATGAATTTCTAATTAATAAACCTAGACCAGCTACACCAGCAACAGCCGCTAGTCCTGTCTTCATATTAAAGATAGCTTTACTTACGCCTTTGAGTCCACGTTTAAGTGAACTAAATGCTCGTTTAGTTCTATCTTTTGCGTTTATATCGAATTGTAATTTATTTCTTGCCATTATTTTTTCAACTTGCTATCACGATTTAACTTATCGTAAAAAGCACACCATAAGTTAAACTCATTCACACTCATATCCATAATGTCAGATAGTTTCAAGTTCAGGTCTTTGGCAAGATGTAGGATATTTAAAAGATCAGTATCAGTCCTGATTTTTTTTTAGCCAGTCTTCAACTGGCACAACAGACAATATGTCTTGGGCCACTCTGGCCACTACTTCAGGATCAACTGACCTCATTAAAGTTTGTTTATCTTCTAATGAATAAAGTTTTTTTCCCTCTTTGTCTTCGGCTTTAAGAATAAGAACGTCAGCAAATAAAGTAACGTCATCAGGTTTGGTATTTCTAGTTAAGATTCTTTTATCGGCTAAAGTTAAAGGTTTAGCATAGACAGTAATTCCCCATTCAGGAACATCAATAATCTTCCTGTCTATTTCTTTAAAATGTTCTTTGGCTTTTTCAAGAATATCACTCATAGAAGAATGAATACTTAAATTCAGCTAAATAGTCAAATTAATTAAACTGTTCCTCTAGTTAAAGCACCAGTTAAAGTAGCTGAAAAAGTTCCCTCGATTATACCATCAGTTGGTGTTGAAACAGAATTAGCAGTAACTAACCACGTACCGCCAAAATAATAATCTCCTGCATCTGCACCCTCTGGATATAATGTCATAGTAACTTGACTGCCTTCCGCTATTGCTATCTGTCCATTTGAATCTGTTTCGTCCCAGAAACATTCGATAGATGCAGTTGCGCCTTTTTTGCCAACTTGGAAAGATTTTGCAGTATCAGTTAGTGTAGTATCTTCTAATAATTCTGCTGTTGTATCTAAAGTAAAACTTCTTACTTCAGCAATAGTATTAGTTCCAACTTTAACTAAACCTGAACTGCCAGTATGTGTCGCCATTATTTATCCTCTTTTTTTATTTTCTGTTTAGCTTTATTGCTAAACGTACTTAAAGGTTTAATAACAGTATCGCTAACCTTTGTGTAGCCCATTTTTAAATAATATTCTTCCATATCTTTTGAAACGGAAATAGTTGAATCTCCTTTAGACGATTTTAAATTAATAATATTACTTGCCATAATTAAACTCCTGTTTGTACTGCGTTCTCAACAGTATTGTATGAAATTAAATAGGTCAACCTCATCAATCCTGTTTTCTGACTAGCAGTATCAAAATCCACTTCTGTTGAAACTAATTTTGTATCTTTAGCGTGTCCACCACGAGAAATATCAGTTACCATCGCTTCTTCTACTTCTTCTGCAATCGTATCTAACGTGTCATCTATATTAGCTGTTCCTCGACAATGTGCTTCGATAATTAAATTCAATGATCTAAATTGAGTTCGTGTATTTTGTCCTATTGTATAATCTTCAACTGTTTCATCTAAAGTATAAACAATTAAAGCTGGAAGATTCCCAGTCTGTAAAGGAAAATATCTTGATTCATATACGTTAGAACCAGTAGTAGATAAACTGGTAATTGTAGTAACTACGTGTTCTCTAATTGTTTTTCTAATGTGAGCCATATTATCCTGATAATGTAAATCTCGTTACTCCTGTTCCATCAGGAAGTATTTCTTTAATATAATAAGTAACAGTATCAATAACAAAAGTATCATT